CAGCCCAACTACCTTTACGCAAGCCCTAGTGTTGGGCAACTACATTGACATACAATGGATACCAGCAAGACTTATGACCGAAGCATATGGCGAATCAGATCACGAAAGCAGAGAAATCCGACTACGAGATAACTTACGAGGCTTACAAGCACTAGACACCACCTTACACGAACTTACGCATCAAATCAGCGACCTACTAAAGTTAGATTTAACCGAGCAACAAGTTCACGGACTGGGACTAGCATGGTCTAATATATTTGCCGCCAACCCGGGACTGACCACATTCATAGAAGACCGCGTAGAAGAAGAAGCACAACGCCGGGCCCAAGATCCTCGCTTATACCGAATGTTCGAAAAGGCCACGGTAAATAAGCGGACACCAAAAGGATAACAAACACCAATGAGTGAACTACCACAACGCAAGAAGCCGGGACCTGATGGCACACCTAAATGGGGTGAGAAAATCACCATAGGCATTGTAGTTGGCCGAGATAAGATTGTAGTGCCACCTGAAGAAGTAGAAGACTTAGCCGCTATTGGTTGCTCAGATAGAGACATTGCCAACTGGTTTGGCATACAAGAAAGCACACTTAGATACAACTTTAGTGATTATCTAGTAAAAGGACGCGAAAACTTAAAGATTACACTACGCAGAGCAATGTTAAAGAATGCCTGCGTGAATCTAAATGCCGCTGTTCAAATCTTCTTAGCCAAGAATATGCTGGGCATGAGCGATTCGGGTATGACCACAGAAGCAGGTAAGATATTACCGTTTACAGATGATGATGATGAGATAGAAGACTCAGACGATAATCCGACTCAAGTAGTAGATGAAACAATAGGAAGGGATAACTTTCAACCATGAGAAATATAGACCAAGAACGAGAACTACATCAAAAGATTGATCAGAAGATTTATGATCTATTAGTGTTAAGCAACGCACTACTAAGTGCTGGAGTAGTGGCCTTAGTAGTATGGGTCATTAAAACGGTAATAGCGTGGTTCGCATAATGTTGGTATACGATTCAATAAGCCGTAGATTAGATATATCCGCACAATGGCTAGATCTAAATCAACTTAGACTAGCATTCAGACGCACAGACCTAGGCATAGAGTATACTGAGCAAGAATACTATCTTACTCCACAAGAGTTGAGCAAGTTAGCAGACTACATCAGGGATGTTCTAGCCCAGTAATGCCACTATCTAAACCACAGCGAGCCATCGTAGAAGACCCAAGTAGATTCAGAGTAGTAATCGCTGGTAGACGATTTGGAAAGAGCCACTTAGCATTACGCGAACTGGCTCGTTTCGCACGATTCCCTGATCAGAAAGTATGGTATGTTGCCAACACACGCCAACAGGCCAAGGCAGTTATTTGGGGCAAGTTAAAGAAGAAGTTGGGCAAGCTAGGCTGGATACGCAACACCAATGAAAGTGAACTCACACTGACATTAGTCAATAACTCCGAGATAACTCTAAAGAGTGCTGAAGTAGGAGATAGCCTGCGTGGTGTAGGCTTAAACTTTTTGGTATGCGATGAGTTTGCCAACTTCGAACCCAATGTATATTTCGAGATTCTGCGTCCCATGTTGAGTGACACCAATGGACACGCATTATTCATTGGCACACCAGCCGGAGCCAGCAACTGGGCCAAAGACTTATATGACTATCACCTAACACGCCCGGGCTGGAGTAGTCACCAATACAGCACGATCCAAGGTGGCAATGTCAGCGCAGAAGAGATTGAGCAAGCACGACTAGACCTAGCACCTAGAGTGTTCAGACAAGAGTATGAAGCAAGTTTCGAATCACCAAGTAGCATTATCTTTAATGAGTTTGGTGAGCACAATATTAAAAGTGTTGCCAAGCCTGCTAATGATTATGAACCCATCATTGCCAACATTGACTTTAACACAACTCCAATCTCGTGCGTTATTGGCCGTCAAACTAGGTCAGGTATGGAGATATTCGATGAGATTTACATTGACAACTCTAACACCAAAGAACTGGCAGAAGAACTTAGAACACGCTATCCCTTAAATCCTATTACCTGCTTCCCGGATCCTGCGGGCGTCCAGCGTAAAACATCAGCAGGTGGTGACACTGACATTAAGATTCTAGAAAACGCTGGCTTTACCTGTAGATATCATAGACAGCATCCCTTAGTCAAAGACCGTATCAACTGCGGCAATAGTTTATTCTTCTTACGCCCTGATGGTAGCACACGATTCACTATAGATCCGTCGTGTAAGAAAACAATCAAAAGTCTAAAGTCCTGGACTTATAAAGAGGGAACCATGGTCCCGGATAAAGATAACGGTTATGATCACGCCTGCGATGCGTTGACATACGGAATCCAATATCTGTTCCCAATACAGCGAGAAACTGAAAAGAGACCACCGCAGAGATTTGGCCACCGATTAGGCTAAATAACACAACGATAAAGGAGCCCTACTACTATGGCCGAATATACCTATCAGCAAGCATATCAGCGGGCTGTATCAACAAACACATTATACGCAAATAATCAAGCACGCTGGCAGTTCTATCTCGATAGCTACACAGGCGGTGAGGACTTTAAGAAGGGTGCTTACCTAGCACGCTATCAGTTAGAAACTGATCAAGAGTATAATCGACGAGTAGCAAATACTCCATTAGATAATCAATGTAAGAGTCTTATTAGTCTTTACATCAGTTTCTTATTTCGTGATGAACCCCAGCGTGATTGGGACGCTTTCGAAATCAATCCCACACTAGAAGCCATCTTAGAAGACGCAGATTTAGATGGACGCAATATGAATGCGTTTATGAAAGATGTTGCTATTTGGTCTAGCGTGTTTGGCCATAGTTGGGTATGCGTTGCTAAACCACAAACTGAAGCCCGCACTCTAGCAGATGAGTTAGCCGCAGGCATTAGACCTTACTTCAGTGTTTATACTCCACTCAGCGTGGTTGACTGGACCTGGAGTCGTGCTGTCAATGGTGGCTATGAACTAACAATGATCAAGGTGTTAGAAGAAGTCAATGACACTATGACCGTGTATAAAGAGTGGACAAAAGATTCTATTATTACAACAACCGTCAACACCAAAAAGAAAGAAGCAGAAGACTACAGCATAGAGCCAAATGGTATTGGCCATATCCCTTTCGTTTGCGTATATGCTGAACGCAGTCCTGTTCGTGGACTGGGCACAAGTTTAATCACTGACATTGCTGATCAACAACTGATGATTGCCAATGAGTTATCAGAGATTTACGATAGCATTAGATTAGATAGTCATCCCAGTGTAGTTGCTACAGCAGACACAAACATTGGTGGTGCGTCAGCAGGACAAGTAATCACTATCCCGGAGAATATGGATCCAAACTTAAAGCCATATGTTCTTCAGTTTCAAGGTGGACAAATCAATGCCATATATGAAAGTATCAATAACCGCCGCAAGATGATTGACGGTATGGGTAATGTTGGTAGTGTTCGTGCTACTGAGACTAGAGAGATGTCAGGCCTGGCGATTCAAACTGAGTTTCAACTATTAAACGCAAGACTAACAGGCATTGCTGACAACTTAGAACTAGCAGAAGAACAGATTTGGCAAGAAGTATGTTCTTACCTAGGCCTAGAGTGGACAGGCGAGATTCGTTATCCTGGCAACTTTGCGCTACACAACACGGACAATGAACTAGATCAACTAGCAAAGATGAAAACTCTAAGCACTAGACCTGAAGTTCAACTAGAAGTAGACAAGCGCATTGCTGAACTACTAGACATCGAAATGTTAGAAGCCACATTGGGCGTAGAAGTAAGTGAAGGTGAAGCTCCCGCAGACTTCGTGCCACACACAATGACTAATGCTCAAGGTCAAGAACTTTACATAGAAAGCCCAGCAGAACACGAAGCGGCCCTAGCCGCTGGCTACACTGAAGGCTAAATAGAATACAGGGGCACAGAGCCCCTACAATAACCATACGGCTAAGACCCGGCAAAAGGACCACAATGACCGACGAAACATTGGCAACAGAAGGCACTGAGACTTCTACAAACCAAACTCAGGCAGAGAAGACATATACGCAAAAAGAAGTTGACGATATGATGGCTCGCACTAAAAGTGCTATTACCAAAAAGGTAGCCAGCAAATACGAAGACTTAGGCGATCCTGATCAAATCAGGGATATTCTTTCACAGCATCAAAAGCGTGAACAGGAAAATGCTATGAAGCGTGGTGACTTCGAAAAAGTGCTACAGGATATCGCATCCAAGAAGGATGCTGAGATTCAAAAGCGAGACCGTATCATTGAGCAGTTCAAACTAGAAACTCCTGTTATTGACGCGGCGGCAAGATACCGTGCTGTAAATCCTGATCAAGTCAAAGCCTTAGTTAGAAATAACTTACGCCTAAACGGTGAAGGAGATGTAGAGGTAGTAGATAATGAAGGTAAAGTTCGCTATGATGACTCAGGTCGTCCTTTATCAGTCGATACTTTCGTCCAAACCTGGCTCCAAAGTAATCCACACTTCGTTCAAGCGACACCTTCAACAAGTGCTAGCCGCAGTAATATCAGCAACTCTGGTGGGGGCTCAGTAGATATCAACAAACTCGATATGACAAATCCTGAGCATCGTAAAATATATGCTGAGTTTAGAAAAACTCAGAAATAAACAAAAGGAAATATTAAAATGGCATACCCATCTTTTCAAAACACAAGTGACAACAGCGAACTTTATTCAGCCTTAGTCACAGCCGCACAATACGCGGCTTATGAGCAATCAGTTGCTCGTCAGTTGGTGACCGTATTCGACGCACCACTAAACACTGGTAAGAGCCTACAAGTGCCTGTTTGGTCAGCTATTGCCGCTCAGATTATCACTGATGAAGCAACAAGCACATTGTCTACAACTGGTTCTACAAGTGCCAGCATCGACTTAGCAGAGCATGTTGTATATCGTAAAGTTAGCGATATGTTGCGTGACTCCAGCGCCAGCAATGTATTGGCATCTTTGGGTGATAACGCTGGTCGCGCTATTGCTGAGAGTTTAGACACACAAGTATTCAGCAAGTTTTCTGACTTCAGTGGTTCTAGCACAGCTATCGCTTTGGCAAGTTTCGGTAAGGACGACATTATGGATCGCGTAGCCGCTTTGCGTGCTAACAAGATCACTGGTCCTTTCTATTGCGTTATCCACCCAACAGCCGCTAACGCAATCAAGAAGGCATTGACAGCTACTACAGCTTACACAGCAAGTGGCCCAACAGGCGACAGCATCCTTTCTAACTACTTCGTAGGTCAGTTGGCCGGTTGCCAAATCATCGAAAGTTCTTTAGTGCCTTACGCTAGTGGCACTGGTGTTGCTACCTGCGCTGTTTTCAGCCCAACAGGTATGGGCCACGCAATGCGCGGTGGTATCGAGTTAGAGACAATGCGTTCTGTTAAAGACCGTGCTACAGAGTTATCTGTTAAAGCAGTTGCTGGTGCCGCTGTTCTACAAGCCAGCCACGGTATCGTAATGAACATTGACTTAGTAGCGTAATATAAAGGAGCATCACAATGAGTTTCTATACAACAAGTAATGGTAGCGTATTCGAAAGTTTCGCTGTCTACGCTGAAGTCACTCAGCGTGATGCCCGTCTGTTCGAGGCAAATGAAGGCCTTACAGAATCGGTAGTAAATGCTATGTTAAAACAAAGCAGTCAGAGGCTTCTATCAATGATTAAAGCAACTGATTGGTGGAAAGAATATAACTTTAGCCGTGACAGCAGTCTAAATAATGACGCTAGACTAGTGCCCGATGTCAATCCTTTTCAGATTGACGGTCGTGAGCAAGAGTTTAAGGATCTAAACATATTTCATTGTCTGAGCGATTATCTATTGCCCCGCAATGCTGACTTTGGCAACCCCGAATCAGCTGAGATGGCTAAGATGGCGTTCTACCGTGAACAAGGTGAGGATCTATTCAAAATCATTATCGAAACTGGTGACTGGTATGATTATAGCAACAATGGCACTATTGCTTATACTGAAAAAAGTCCTACAAGACTCAACCTGGTGCGTGTAAGATGAGAACACAAATCTTAGATTACCTAACAGCAAACCTTACTGGGACCATAAAGCCTAGTCAGGAGTTGCCGTGGGAAGAGGGCGGTAATCCTCTTTACCTAAAGAACGCTAGAAGAGTTTATCTAGATGAACCCTATGTCGAACAAGACGAGTTAGTGGCCACTCTAGATGAAACTGACATCAACCAAAATATCACGCATGTTCGTGGTTATCTGTCAGTTGACGCAAAGAACAGAAACGCAGACTTAGACTCAGCACTGGCTACATTAGCCAACGCAAAATCGATTACCACAATATCGAACGCCTTTAGACGGGAGTTCGACTATACATCTAGCATTCAAGATGACAGAGTCGTTTATGAACTAGACTATAGATTCTACGCATTAGCA